CAATTCACTAAAACTCATTAGGAGTAACTCATGGCAAACCCAGAGTTTGAAACTAAGTCTTTGCAAAACGTAATGTCTAGCATTGACGAGGCTGCTAAGCTTAAGCTTTCCCAGTTACTGGAGAGGATCGTTAAAGGGAATGATTCGGTATTGGAGACACCCCTAACTAAGGTAACATCTTCAAAGGACATTCTTGCACGTTGGGATGAGATCTACAACAAGCATGGCGATCGGCTTGATGAGAAACTTAGAGAACTGGAAGAATTGAATCGGGAGAAGTACGGACCGCGTTCAATTGCGGCTCCTTGGCATCAAAGGAAAGGTGGTGTCTTGGAATACTTCAACAAGAAGGCCATTGAGTTTACCTGTGAAGGTAAATCCAACGCCAATTTACGTCCGATCAATTTCGGTACCGCTGTATCTGCAATGAAGAATAGTACATCTTCAGGCTTGCCGAAGTTAGTCAAGAAAGGTATTGCAAAGCTGTCCGCATACAAGCGTTACGGTAAGGATGTCTTTGCTTGGCCATGTGTTATGTACACCAGAACACAGGAAGGTGGAAAGACTCGTCTAGTGTGGGGTTACCCAATGGCTGACTCTATTCACGAAATGATGTACTTCTATCCTCTCTTGAGGTATCGACAGAAATTCACTCCATGGCGCTCCGCGTTAAACGGGCCTGATGCCACAGCCCGCAAATTGACGGAATTGTTCCATTCCAAGGGAGCGGACCACGTTTTCGTATCGCAGGACTTCTCAGCCTATGATTCATCTATAAGTAGTGAGCTTCAAGACCGTGCTTTCGGTATGATCGCCGCATTGTTCCAAAGGAAGTTCCGGGAGGACATCATCAGTCTGGCTGAAACGTTTAATCAAATCGGCCTTATTACACCGGACGGAATTCTAAGTGGTCCCCATGGCGTACCAAGTGGAAGCACCTTTACTAACGAGGTCGACTCAAATGCGCAGTATCTCATCTTACATGACGCAGGCATTAAGGACGGCAGCTTTGATATTCAAGGCGATGATGGTGCTTATGTCCTGCCTAAGTCGATGGTTGGAGAAGTTAATGAGCGATTTAAGGAAGCAGGGCTAACGGTAAATGAAGATAAAAGCTATATCAGTAGCGAATACTTCGTTTATCTGCAGAACTACTATTCGAAATCGTACGAACAGAATGGAATCCTTTCCCCTATATACCCTGTCTACCGTGCCTTAAATAGACTGGTACATATGGAGCGATGGGTAAATTTTGAAGAGTTCGGCATTCCTGGTAGTGATTATTTCGCGCTGAGAGCAATCACTATTCTTGAGAATTGTCGGTGGCACCCCCTCTTCGAGGAGTTGGTTACCTTCGTGCACGGCATCGATAAATACGGTCTCGCATTCCGCACTAAGAGTCTCAATGCATATAAGCAAATGGTGAATGAGACATCTGGCGGCATCGGGTCTATGATCCATCAGTATGGGGATAATTTGGAAGGGCTTGGCAGCTTCGAAACCGTAAAACTACTTCAGAAGCTAAGCCATTAGCGACATAGACATAAGGCTACCTCAG